AGTTGTTACACTCTCTGGAGTACAAACCACAAGGTCAACTGGCAGTGAAAATTGTCCAGATTGCCGAACCCTCGAAATTCCGAACCCTCTCAAAGGGCGATGGGGAGTTGTATTCTGCGGTGCAGCCCACTCAGGGGCAAATGCTGAGTTGTTGGAAACGTCATCCGGCTTCTACGATGAAGTTTGCAGACCTTACTGCAAAGGTGCAAAAGATATATGATAGCACCCCGAAAGAATGGAAATGGGTTAGTGTTGACTACTCCCAGGCGACGGACACCTTGAAAGGCTGGACTACTCGAGCGGCGATGTGGGGGGCTGTGAATCTTCACGATCCCACCCTTGCTTTTTACTCGTTGATGCCCGGCTTTCTTGTGTATTCTGACGCTGAAGGCTATGCAAATGAGATTTTGACTCAAACAGATGGTCAGCTGATGGGACATCCCTTAAGCTTTCCCCTACTGTGTATCATTAATCTCAGTGTGTATCTTGAAGCCATACGTCGATTTGCCGATTTTGGGAAGTGTAGTCGTGTGCGGAAGGAGAGACTTGTATTTGAAGAGTCTGCTCGCGTTTTGCGTCGGAATGTAATCATCAACGGTGATGATGAGGCTTTTCGTGCTCCAGAGTCGTTTCTTCCCTTCTTTTGGGAGGTTGTGGCTGAAGCTGGTCTTAAAAAGTCTGTGGGAAAGAATTATATTTCGTCCCATACAGTTTCGATCAATTCCCAGTGGTTCCAGTTGAAGGGAACGTCTCAAATGAAGAGAATCGGTTACCTAAATTTGACCCTAGTTTTGGGTCTTTCTTTGAAGACCGGCCAATCCAAGGCCAGTCCAGTCGAAATAGGTCGCGAAATCTCCTCAATGATATCCCTGTGCCGTTGGTCTAAGTCAACTATTCCCCTCACTTTCAAGCGTTTTGATGACGCCCGTAATAAGGGTAATTATTGGTTTCAACCAAATTGGTATCTTCCTGTCCACTTGGGTGGGTACGGTGTTGATATAGCTTATGCTCCTGATAATTGGACTATTTCCCGTGCACAGCGAAAAATCGCGGCCAGGTTTGTTTGTCCCAACTCGAAGCTAGCTCTCTTCACCCGCCTGAAGCAAAAGCATTCTCTGAAATTCGCCTCGCATTTCTTGGGGAAATTTGTGATCAAGCCTGTAACTGATTGTTCAGATTACGAGAGGCTGCAGGATATTGATGATGACTGGTTAGCCAGGATCAATCTTGCTTATTACCTTCATGATCCCCCGAAAAACGTGGAGTCTGATGATGCGCTCCTGCCATACGTTGCTTCCCGCTTTCCCCTTCATTCTCGATTGTCTCCCATGTCTGATCGAAAGATAGCCGAATATTGGAATGTCAAATTCATTTCCTCGGCCCCTCCTGTATGTCCTCCTTTGAGTATCATTAGACAAAAAACGCACACCCTTGTTAGGGATGACGGTGTCTCATTGACTCTTAAGGACGGTTTATCCTTTCACCAGCGGTCCGTGTTATCCGCTCAGTTATTGGAAAATTTTCAGGTTGCAGGGGCTGTCCGGCGCTATCTTCTTGGCCAAGGAGATTTTCCCGACGTTTCCGGGTGTGTGAGTAATGGGGTTCTGTGATGTAATTGCCCAAAACGGTGCCCTCGTAGGGCTCAATAGTTCCGTGCTAAACAAAATGCCGAGAGACTGCACGGCGCTTCTCATCAGAGTATTCACAGGATGTACAGTCCTCCCTTGTCAGGAGGATCCCATACATGACTAAAAACACCCTTTCAAAAAAGACGCCATTAGCGAGGCCCAGCAGCTCGTCTAACACGCGTAAAATTGTTACTGCTCCCGTTGCAAGAACGAAGACCTACCGAAAAACTGCGCCCAAAGTTACTTCCCGAGAGGGACACTTCATAATCTCACATCGTGAGTATGTTGCTGACGTCTTGGGTTCAGTTTCTTTCCAGGTAGTGTCATTCCCCATCAATCCGGGTCTTTCCTCACTGTTTCCGTGGCTGGCATCTATAGCAAATTCTTTTGATTCCTACGTTGTCCATAAAATGGTTTTCCATTATGAAACAACCTCTGCGACCACGACGGTCGGTTCTGTGAATCTTGCTATTGATTTTGATGCGGTCGATACTCCTCCGACTTCGAAGGCTGCTATGTTGAATTCCGAAGGTTCAGTAAGAACTGCCCCTTGGACTTCAGTAAGTATGCCCGTTTCGTCTCAGAACTTAAAGAAGTTCGCTCGGGAGAGATTCGTCCGTTCCGACACGGTTGCTGCTGCTGATCAGAAGACATATGATCTAGGTGTTCTCTATGTTGGGACCTCGGGACAAGTGTCCTCGGGTCTTGATATCGGAGAACTCTACGTAGATTATGTCATCGAATTGCGTACGCCCCAACAGTTTATCCCTGTACTCGCTAGCCAAACTGTCCGGATTCAATCCGCAGACGGTTTTTCCGCCTCAAATTTGTTCGGCGATAGCGTTAATACTTACGGAGATCTGCCTTTCAATGTGACCGGTACCAACAACCTGATTGTTTTACAGGCTGGAGAGTACTTGGTTGCTTTGGCTAGTGCAGCTACCTCCGCTTCGGGACCAATGTCGGCGGCTTCTTTTGGTTCAGGTGTTGGAGTGATCAACCAGGTCGAGGCAGATATCTTTGGTATTACTGTCCTCCTCAGGGTTGTTGTTCCACCATTTGGGATCACTTTCACCTCTCACGCAACAGCTGTGACAGCGGTCAATACTCGTATTGCCCGTTACCCGTTTTCATTGGGTTGAATGTGACAGAGCCTCGGATATGATTTCACTGAGGTGATTTCATCCTTTCTTGGAGGCTCTAGATGATGTGCTTACAGTTCCTACATGGACTCAGGGGAGTCCGTTGGCAGTAGAAAAGGACGTAGGTGCATGCGACGGTGACGATGTGGGGATTAGGGAGAGTTTTACTCACTGGGTACCTTGGATTTGTACCTATTCTGTCTGTGAAGAAAGAGCGATCTAGGATCTCTACTTCCCTCTCAGTTTGCCTGAGCCAACTCCCTTCTCCTCCTGTTATTGCTTGTTTGTTTCCCCTCCATTCCATTGATCCTTTCTTTGGAACCACCGGATCGGAACGCTTTTATCATAGGCTTCTCATGAGAAGCATGATTTGTTTATTTCTTGGGGTCACATTGTCTAAGTACTCTCCGCAAATGAATTTGCCCTTAAATCCCGTGCCACATGGCCAAGCGGGTGGGCTAGGAGCTAGTACCGACGATTCCTGAGCAGTAGACAGGTTGTGTTCATCACGGGCCGCAACGGCGTGATAGTGTTCCGGATAGGGGCCCTTTTAGGGTCTTAATGATCTTCACAGGTCATCCGGGGGTG